GGTGGGAAGAATGGAGGGAAGAATGGTGGGAAGAATGGAGGGAAGAATGGGAAGAACGGGAAGAATGGTGGGAAGAATGGAGGGAAGAATGGTGGGAAGAATGGAGGGAAGAATGGGAAGAACGGGAAGAATGGTGGGAAGAATGGTGGGAAGAATGGGAAGAATGGGGGGAAGAATGGAGGGAAAAATGGCGGGGTAGTGGTAACAGAGTTAGATGCTGGAGAAACTGAAGAGTTACCGTTAGCATTGGTTGCATAAACAGTATATGTCTGAGAAGTGCTTCCTTCTTGAACAAGTGATGTAGAAAGTGCATTTAAAGTTGCACCCTTTCCATCTGAAGATGCCCAGGTATATGAAGTAATTGCAGATCCACCATTTGCTGGTGCAGCCCATGATACGTTATCTTGATCAACTTGTGTTGTTGCTGTTGGTGCTGAAGGGGTTGCTGGTACAGTTGTAATTGTAACTGCAGAAGAAGCAGAAGAAGCACCAGAAGTTCCTGCAGCATTAGTTGCTGTTACTGTAAATGTTGGAGTTGCAGTTGAAGCAATTCCAGTTACTGTAATTGGAGATGCTGAGTCTGTCCCTGTCTGTCCTGTGCTTGCATATACTGTAAAAGATGTGGCATTAGGAGAAAGTGCGGGTAAAGAGAAAGAAACAGTTGCTGCACCATTGTTAAATGGACGAGATGTTCCTACGTTTGTAGCACTAACACCTGTTGGGGCTAGTGGCTCTAAGAAGTCATTTGATGCTTGTGACTTTTTACCTATTCTCTTACCTGATGCCATGTTTAATCTCCTAATTTCTTATTGAATTTTTATTACGCTGTCAAGTCGCCGAAGACAACCCATGTATTTGCTGCTCTCTTAAAGAGAGTTGCAGATGACCAAGTTGTACGAAGTTTCAAGCCAGGAGTTGCATTAACTGTTACAGTTCCATCCACTGGGGCAATTGTTACTTGTCCTGCTCCAGTTTGGAGAATATCAATTGAGGTTCCAATTGGATACGCTACTGCTGTATTTGTAGGGATTGTAATTGTTACGCCAGTTGCTGAAGAAACTTCAATTAATGAATCTCTTTCTGTTAGTGCTGAAAGTGTATAGGCTGCAGTCTTTTGAACAATTGGTGTCCGTGATGCTACGCCTTCTTTTGTTTGTGTACCGTCTGTAAATGCTACTCCAGATGCTGAAACTGTTACTGTTCCAGTAAATGTTGGTGAAGCAAGAGGTGCTTTTAGTCCAATACTTGTTGTAAGTGTTGTGGATAGATTTGCATCATTTCCAAGAGCGGTTGCAATTTCTCCAAGAGTATCAAGAGTTGCTCCTGCGCTATTGACAAGTGCTGCAACTTCTCCACGAACATAAGCAGTTGTTGCTACCTGTGTTGTGTTAGTTGCTACTGCTGCTGTTGGTGCAGTTGGTACACCAGTAAGTGCTGGTGAGGCTAATGGTGCATAAGTTGATGCTGCAGTTGCAGAAGCAAGTTTAAGATCAAGTGCTGTCTGTGTAGCAGTTGAAATTGGCTTTGCACTATCTGCTGTATTATCAACATTTGCAAGTCCTACCATAGACTTTGTAATACCTGAGACAGTTCCTGTAAATGTAGGTCCAGCAATTGGTGCATAAGTTGATGCTGCAGTTGCTGAAGCAAGTTTAAGATCAAGTGCTGTCTGTGTAGCAGTTGAAATTGGTTTTGCTGCATCAGTAGTGTTATCTACTGATCCAAGTCCTACCATAGACTTTGTTATACCAGCAACAGTACCTGTAAATGTAGGTGATGCTAAGTTAGCCTTAAGATCAAGTGCTGTTTGTGCAGCAGTTGAAACTGGCTTTGCACTATCTGCTGTATTATCAACAGAACCTAAGCCAACCATTGATTTGGTTATGCCAGATACAGTACCTGTAAATGTTGGTGATGCTAATGGTGCTTTTGTTGCAATTGAGTTTGTAACTGTTGTTGAGAATGATGCATCGTTACCAAGTGCTGATGCTAACTCGTTAAGAGTATCAAGCGCTTCTGGTGATGATGCAATTACTGCAGATACTGCTGTTGTTGCAGCCCGATCAGCATACGCTGTAGTAGCAATTTTTGTACTGTTATCTGCTGCTGCTGCGGTTGGCGCTGTTGGTGTACCAGTAAGTGCTGGTGAAGCCAATGCAGCCTTTGCATCAAGTGCTGTTTGAGTTGCAGTTGAAATTGGTTTTGCTGTATCAGCAGTATTATCAACTGATCCTAGACCTACCATAGACTTAGTGATACCAGAAACTGTTCCAGTAAAAGTAGGTCCTGCAAGATTAGCCTTTAGGTCAAGTGCTGTTTGAGTTGCAGTTGATACTGGCTTAGCAGCATCTGTTGTATTGTCTACTGAACCTAATCCAACCATTGACTTTGTAATTCCTGAAACTGTGCCTGTAAAGGTTGGAGAAGCAATTGGTGCTTTTGTTCCAACTAAAGTAGCAAGTGTTGATGCTGTGCTTTCATCTGCTGTAAGAGCATCTGCAAGTTCTTTGAGTGTATCAAGTGCTGATGGTGCTGCTGCAACTACTGCTGCAACTGCTGTTGATGCTGCATTATCAGCATATGTCTTAGTTGCTAATGCTGAAGTGTCAGCAATCCCGTGTACGTTAGTTGTATCTGAATCATGTGTTGAAACTGCGCTGTCTGCGTATGTCTTAGTTGCCACTGTTGAATCAATGTCGAATCTTTCATCGCCTGAGTTCCAATCAATACCAGTTCCTGCAAGAAGTGATTGATCTACTTCTGCGCTTGAAACTGCGCTATCTGCGTAATCCTTTGTTGCAAGTAAACTTGTATCTCCAATACCATGAACATTAGTTGTGTCTGAGTTATGTGCAGAGATTGCTGTTCCTCTATTTGTAGTTTCTGTTCCTACTGCTGCTGAAACATCTGATAGAAGAGCAAGTAAAGATGTATCTCCAATTCCATGAACATCAGTTGTGTCTGAGTTATGTGTTGCAATTGCTGTGTTTCTATTTGATACTTCAGTTGAAATATCTGATAACAAGGCAAGGTTTGCTGTATCTACAATACCATGAACGCTTGTTGTATCGCTTTGATGTGTAGTTAAATCTGTTAACAAAGCAATGTTTGCTGTGTTTGCAATACCATGAACATCGGTTGTATCTGAGTTATGTGTTGCAATTGCTGTGTTTCTATTTGTTACTTCAGTTGCAATTGCTGTTGAGACATTTGTTGTTGTGGCAAGGGCTGTCATATCTGCAACACCATGGACACTCATTTGTGTTGATGAGTGATTTGATAAGTTTGTTGCTACTGTTGTAAAAAATGCTGGATCATCACCCATTGCTGCTGCTAATTCATTGAGGGTATCAAGGGCTCCAGGAGCACTGTCAAGAATGGCTGCTAGTTCGGCTGCATTAGCAAAATATGTTAATGCTGTCCAGGCTGAGGAGCCGTTACCCATTTTAAACTTACTTGTATCGGTTTCAAACCCGATCTCACCTGCTGCTAAAGTTGGGTTTGCAGCGGTCCATTGTGCTGCAGTTCCTCTGCGCTGTTGCATTCTCGTTGCCATTTATATCTCCTTAATGGGGGCTGCCCATTTACTTATCTTATTATAACACCCAATTTTTAATTGAAGTTATCTACTACACTACCGCCATCGAATACAACTGTCCAAACTGTTGAGTCTGGTCCACCTGCATCCAAACCTACACCCAGTGGGCTGTTGAATGATCCACCTTCATAGAACTGAGATACAATGAAACCAGTTCCATCAATTGCGGTATCGTGAATATGCTGTGGAAGATTATTTGTATCATCAATAGTTGCCTGGGTATACCATGCTCCATTGTAATAGAAATTAACTCTGTTTGTTGCAGTGTCTAACCACATTGTTCCATTAGTTGGTGAAGAAGGAGCAGTTGCGCCTACGGCCATTGAACGACTATCGACATACTCCTTGGTTGCTGCGTGGGCATTGATAGTAGGAGTTCCTACTGTTACTGCGCCTCCGAATGTACCGCCGTTTGCTACGGCTAATCCATTCTTGACCTTGAAGTCTTTGTCGACTGTTGTCATTTACTACTCCTTCTTCCAACTATTTTTATTTTTTATTAAACTAGAAGTGTTCCCATAACAGTAACTGTTGAGTTATTGTTAACGGTTGTTGCTAGTAGTCTTACATTACCACCAGAAATATCTGCTGAGATTGTTGATGCTGAACCATTAGTTCCAACAATTCCATATTCTGTGATTGCAATATTATCTGAAGAATCAAGTGTCAAAAGAACCTTTGAAATTTCAGTATGTGATCCATAAGCAACCTTCACAAGGAATTCTGCTGAACGGTAAGCCTCTGGATCAAATCCATATGCTTGATTAATTCCTGCTACTGGACAAGAAACTGTTGCTGCAACCTGCTTAGCAACTGAGTTAACCTCAACTGCTGTAAAGTTTGGAACAACTGCTTCAAGAGCATCTACTGCTCTTTGTGCTGTAAAGTAAAGGTTTGTTGTACCTTCTGTTAGGTCATCAGTATCAGAATCTGCTACACCGTTTTCTGCGGTAATAGTAAGTCCTGCCCCTGTTCCTGTAATTGTAATATTTGTAAGATTTGCACCAGTCAAAAGATCTGCTGCTGAAGTCTTAGCACGACCATCTGTAAAGTAAAGGTTTGAACCCTCTTCAATATCATTAGTTGACAGTGCATCTACTGCTGAAGTAATAGCATTATTACGATTTGTAACCTCAGTACCAATTGCAGTAGTAATTGCATCATTACGGTTTGCAACTTCTGTGCCAATTGCTCCATCTGTATAACCGTTTGCTGCTGTACCTACTCCATCGGCATATGAATTAGCAGAAGAAATTGCCTCGCCTTTAGCAGTTGAGATTGCATCGTTACGGTTTGTAACTTCAGTTGAAATTGCATAACCAATAGCATCATTTCTATCTGAAACTTCTGTGCTAATTGCTGAATCTGTATAGTCATTAGCATTTCCTTCTGCAGTATCTGCATATCCTTGTGCTGTTGTATCAAGAGTTGAAATTTCTCCATCTACATAGCCCTTAGTTGCTGCATCTGCTGAGTTTGTTGGTGTTGCAAGGCTTGTAACCTTATGAGTTCCACCAAAATCAAGATCTCCAGTCATGCTGTCGCCAGCCTTGGCTACCTTATCTCCTAATGAAGAAGCAATGTCTGAAGCATAGTTTGGATTATCAGCAATTGCTGCAGCCAACTCATTGAGTGTGTCAAGAAGTTCTGGTGCAGAATCTACAAGATCAGAAATTGCTCCGTCTACGTATGCCTTAGTTGCTGAATCTTGGTTTGCAGTTGGATTTGCAAGACCTGAAACTTTATACCCACCAGCAGCAAGATCGCTACCAAGTGTCTTGTTAGAAATTGTCTGAGTATCTGTTGTTCCAACAATGTTGCCAGTTACTCCGTGTGCAGAAGTTGCGCTTGTGTGATCATCAAGATTATCTTGAACTGCACCAGCAACTCCATCAGCATAAGTTTCTGCATTGCTTTGAGCGGTTGTTGCATATCCCTGTGCTGTTGAAAGAGCAGTTGTAATTTCTGCATCTGTATATCCATTTGCTGCAGTCTCTGCTGCATCTACATAATTTTCTGTTGCAAGAACATTTGAACCCCACTTAACAGAAGAACCTGCTGCTGGAGTAAGAACGATATGAGAATCAGAATTGATTGTCATTGCTCCTGCGCCAGTGAAGTTAAGTGTATCTCCAATGGTCTTATTTGTTAATGTTTGTGTGTTGGTTGTTCCAACTACCGCACCAGTTGCACCGTGTGCTGCTGTTGCTGATTCGTGATCTGTAAGATCTGATGCTACTGCGCCTGCTTCTGATGCTGCTGTTCCTGCTGCATCGTATGCTGCTGAAGTTGCATCAAGTGCTCTTTGGTTTGTGAAATACTTGTTAGTTGCGCCCTCACCAAGATCATCTGTATCGTGGTTTGAAATATCTGATACTTGACCAGTTAAATCTGCTGTAATTGTTCCTGCAGCAAAGTTACCTGATGCATCACGCTTTACAACTGCATTGGCTACGTTAGCAGAATCTGCTGTACCACCAATAAGATCTACAATGTAGTCTTGATCTGCTTGCTTCTTTGTAAGAACGTCATAACCGTTAACTGTCGCTGTTGTACCTTCAACGATTAAACCACTCTTAATTTTAAAATCTTTATTTACTGTTGCCATTTTTTATATCTCCTTTTATTACGCCTTAAGTCCAATTCGTGCGAAACGAACTGTGACTGGCTTGATCGCAGGATCTGGAGTGACTGTCAAAGCCACGGTATTTCCAGTGCGAGAGACATTAATGGTGCCAATATTCCCATCATTGTCGATAGTGCCGTATTCGCTGACAGAGACATCTTCTCCATCAACCAAAATAGTTAATTCAGTTGCATAGAACTTGTTGTCCCCTGCAGAGGTCTTTGATATTGAAACAATATACTTGACCATGCGCCATACAGTGGCGTCAAAGTTATCAACAACAGTTACGTTCTCAATACCATTGATTGTATTTTCATTATTACCTGAAGAGCCCAAGTCTGTTGACTGAGCAGTTGCGGTATCGATTAAATCTACATAATTTTCTTGAGTAGGTCTATCACCTGTTTGAAATAGACTCTTAACTGTTGGAATAGATACTTTAGCCATGTGGTAATTATAACATGCCTTTTAATAAGATAATTAGAGAATGTAGTTGCTGTAGCCAATAACCTGAAGTGGAATTGCGGGGGTATTTCCCAAACCAATAGCCACAATCTGAATGGCTGAAAACTTAACTCTGAAAGGAAGTATTTCAGTTATTAAAGTGTTTTTTGTAAAGTTTTCTACCTGAATTAGAGGGTAGTCAATAGGAAAAATTCGTTTTGTTTTACCGTTAAGTTCATCAAGTATTAATGCTGTTGCCATTAATCTGTTACATCTTCAAGAATCTTTAGGCTACCCTGAGCAACCGTCCAAACTCTTGTAGGGTCTGACACTTGAATGTCAAAGATGTCTCCTGTTTGAAGTTGTACTGACTCTGCTGCTGTTAGCCAAACTGTAAACTCTCCAACTAGGTCATCTTCATCTGCAACTGGATATAAATTTAAAACTAGTGTTGCAGCATCTGTAATAATTCCAGGGGTTGAAGTAGGTCTCTTAATCTTCATAGCAATATCCCATTCAGATCCCGCGCCTTTTAGGATCAAAGGAACTTTAGCATCATCTGTTACATAAACCTTAAACCCAGAAGTATCTCCACGAACCACAGTCCAAACAACTGTTGGTGGTGCATTGCCTATGTCGTATGATGTTTGAGATCCTCTTATGGTTGCCATAATGTTATTATATCACGACAAACCGTCCTTGAGTGCACCCCAAGTACCGTTTCCTTTTGTTTGAACTATTAACATACCGCTAACTGACTGAATGGCAACAACTGCTACATATCTTGCTGGGCCTGTACTTGGACGGGTTGAAACAAGTGTTCCACTTTCATCAACATAAACCCTTGTGCCAGGAAGACCAAGACCTGTTGTATTCATTTCTAAAACACCAGAAACAATCACAAGCCCATTTGTATTATTTGCAATACTGCTTTTTACTAACCCTAATATTGGAATATCTGGATTATGAGATAAACTTGATGGATTATATTTTTCTATTAATGATTTTCCACTAAGACTACCGCTAATAAAAACTGGTGTGCCAGTAGCAATTGTTGCTCCTGTAGTATTTCTAGCATCAAGATATGCTGCGCCATAGCCTAGTGGAGGCAAAATATCATTTAAAGCATCAACTAATACTTTAAAGTCTCCGTGTACATTCACGGGATCAGAAGCAATAGGATATTTCATAGTAGGATAATTAGATGATGATTGAGCCATAATCTTTATTATACCACCCTCTAAAGTTGACTTTTGACAAATTTTTATGTTATACTAGTAAGTAACACCTATCAAGGTGTTATTGTTTTCTAAGGAGGAAACTATGATTAAATTTATCGAAAGAAACAAAGAGATCATTAGCACACTCATTATTGTAGCACTAGTAACGGTTTTGTCAAACTCTGCTAATGCTTCTATAAGTATTGATACTAAGAACAATCTTAGCCTGGAACAGGCTCAGACATTGGAAACCGCCTCGAAAGAGGTTTTTTTGGTTTCTAAAGCAAAGAAGTTGGAGAGTTTTGAGAATAAGGTTTCTCTGACTGATTTGGAACTAAAGGAACTGCTCTCACTGGTTGGCTTTAAGGGCAAAGACCTTATAGTTGCTTGGGCGGTTGCTAAAAAGGAGTCTAATGGGCGACCACTGGCTTTTAACGGCAATCACAAGACTGGGGACTCGTCTTATGGTATGTTCCAAATTAATATGATTGATACACTTGGTCCTGATCGTAGAGACAAGTTTGATATTAATTCTAATGCTGAATTATTCAATCCCGTCAAAAATGCAGAGATTGCATATTATATGTCAAGCGGTGGAGATGATTGGTCTTCTTGGAAGGGTATTACCCCCAAGACCAGAATGTGGATGAGCAAATTCCCTAAATAATATGATCTACCCATGTCCTTGGAGTTTTGTCTGTTACGAACTCCAAGGGCAGGTGGTAGTCAAACTTCTTAGCACCATTATCTTTAATCCAATTACAAAGATCCTCTAGGCCAGAATCTAGGGACTTTTTTGTTTTATAGCCTAAAATTTCTCTTGCAAGGTCTGCAGAACAGTTTGCATTTAAAACCTCTTGTGGTCTTCCTGGCATATAAATAGGTTTTAAGTCAAATTTAAGTATTCTTGAAATCTTTTTGGCAAGACCATTTATTGTGATAAATTCTTCATCTGGACCTATATTAACAACCATACCATTTGCTATATCTGTTTCACAAGCAACCATTAGTGGGTCAATAACATCTTGCATAAAAGAAAAACATCTCATTTGAGAACCATCTCCATAAATTATTGGCTGCTTATTCTGTAGCATTCTATTAACCATGATTGAGGCAACATTTCTAAATGGATCATCATATTTCTGCCTTGGTCCAATAATATTATGTGGAACTAATATTACATAGTCCATTCCGTGTGTTTCACAAATATTTTTAATAAGTAATTCTGAAGCATATTTTGCAATACCATATGGGTCTTGAGGTTTTGGATTCATATCCTCAGTAAATGGAACTTTTTCCTGTGTTCCATATCTAGCCATAGAAGACATATATACAAATTTTTTAACACCATGTTTAACTGAAGCGCTTAGCGCAACGGTAGTTATATGTGAGGTATTCCTAGTTACTAATGCTGGACTAAATACAGATAGGCCCTCATAGGCTGTGCATGCTGTACTTACAACAAGATCGACACCTTTAAAGTGTTTCTCAACTGAATCAAAATCTCCAAGATCTTTTTTATAAAACTCAACACCTTCTGGTATATTTTTATAGTATCCGCCAATAAGGTTATCAATGCCTACAACAGAGTGACCTCTTTTTATAAACTCATCTGCTAAATGGCTTCCCATAAACCCTGCTACGCCAGTTATTAAAACTTTCACTGGTATTCCTTTGGCAAAAATAATAAGGTATTTCCATTATAGTAGTGGTTAAGAATAAGATTACTTGTATCTTTGTAATGTGGTTCAGTGTGAAGCATGACTTCATTTTCATCAAAATATTTAACAGGATTATTTAGATTTTGGAAATAATCCCAAACAGCATACTGAGTAGAAACCCAAGAAAGATTTCCATACTCTTGCTCTGTAAGTTTATTTTTATTTTTAGTTAGTGTGTGATTTACATAAAACTTCATATGCTTCATTATGTCATTGCTGGCTAAATCTTTACTAAGTATAAATTGTCCATCATTCATACCTGGCCAAACTTCAACTTTAGTCATTAGATCATTGCTATTATCTGGTTTTGCCCATAGATGCTTAGTCGATCCATATTTTTCAAACAAAATATTAGGGTTTGAATAAAACACTGTATCTGTATCCAAATAAAGAATGTTATCTAGTTTATAAGAGTGTATTGAA